ACATAGACGCCGTGCGGTTTCGTAAAGAAGAGAATTTTCTTAGTCATTTTGACCTCAATTGTTTGAATGATCACGTCACCACATCAGGCGCGCGAGGTTGCCGACCCAATCAAATCGGATCGGCGCGTTTTGCTTTTTAGAGGGTCCAGCCCTGACCGTTCAAACCTGCCAGCGCAGCCACGTGACGCGGCGCAAGGTCGTGCTCGCTGATCGCGCGCATCAGGGTTTGGTCATTTTGGAAAGCGCTGACCGTATCGCCAGCCTGATTGACATAAGCGGCCTCGGTCGATGTCGCGATCGTCAAGCTCATCGCATCACCGATCATCACCTCATTGAAGTCGCCAAAATAGACCTCGGTTTCATCGCCACCAGCGCCAAGGTTGGCCGGAATTTGCGACGTTGTCTTGATCGGGAAACCGAGCAGCATCCCGTTTTGATCAATCGACGGGAACACAAGAAAGCCCGTGTCGGGATTGCGCAACGAGGCCAAGAAATTCTTTGCTGCGGCGCGCATAATCCAACCGCCGCTTGTCATCATGACGTTTGCATCCTCAACCGAAGACACCACCTTGCGCAAAGATTGCTCGACAACCATTGCACCATTGCCAACAGCGGCAAGCCAGTTTGCCGGAGGCGTCCAGAATTTTAAGCCGTAAGGCGTTCCATTGGCACCGACATCGCGCAGGAAGCCCAAATCTTCGCGCGTGGCCATAACGCTCAAAAGATCGTCACGCACCAACATCGCGACCGCTGCCGTCGAATGGCGTAGCAACGCATTGCCAATAGGCACCAAAGCGCGCAGCGTCTTGAACGCCTGATCCACACCAGAAAAGGTCGGTTCGCTCTCAATAGCTGCGCCATTCTCTGCACCATATGATGCGGACGCAGAGCTTGACTGCGAACCATGACGCACAGCACCCGCGGGCATCGGCATGTTACGCGCGCCCGATGCACGGACCGTCACGCGAGGCCGCAACATTTCGATCACGCTTTCAGCTTGCGGACGTGGCAACAGAACACCGCCTGCCGTGGAAACCGCACCCGAAAGCGCCGCCGAAATACCAGAATGACCCGCAGCGTCCAAAGCCTCACAAGCGTCACCAACATTGCCCCGCGCATTCGTGAGCGCTTGAACCGCGAACCCAACCTCGATGCCGCGCTCCTCTGCATTTGCCGCGACGGCAGGAACCGTGCGCGCACCCGCACCAACGACTAGCACAGCGTCACCTGTTGCCGCCAAAGCCTGCGCTGTTTCCACAGCTTCGGCACGCACAACTGTTGCTTGCGTTGCGTCAAACGCCACCTGCGCCGCCTCAAAGCCCGCGATCGCTGCGGTCATATCGGCTTCATCTGCCGCCGTCGCTTGGCCTTCCAAAGCCGCGATTGCAGCCGCGGCCACTTGCAACGCCGTTGCCGCTTGCGTTCGCGCGCGGCGCATATCGTTAATATCCATTTGAACTCTCTCCAATAGTCGCCGCGCACGCGGCATTACCCCCTGCGCACATGCAACAGGGGTTCGATCACAATCGGCTTTCACCGAGCGGAAACTTAGATGTGGTTAGGTGGCGGCAATCGCGATCGCTGCGGCAGCGCGCGCGCCAAACGCACGCGAACCAGGGCGCGGCGATGCAACGGCATAGCGCTCAAAAATACTTGCATAGAACTCACTGCGCGTTGCCTGCGCATCCACCAAGCCACGCGCCAAGGCATCGGCAAAACCAAAGGTCGCACCACCATCGACAGGATCATCAGTCACGCTTAAGTGCGCCGTCAGCTCACCCGCCGGAATGTTGCGCCCCGACGCGATCGCCACATGGAACGCCCCCTCGAATTTGTCGAGCTGTGCCAAGATCAGCGCCTGCCCCGTATCCGTCGAGGGATCAGGATTTTTCGCCCGCGCATTGCTGGACCGGAAAACAAAATCCCGATCGCCGTGCATCCCCGTCTCGATCGGCGCGCTGCCACTATACTGCACCCCGATGCTGCCCACTTGCCCGCCCGCCGTCATTGTGATGTCGGTGGCCTGACATAGCAGCCAATAAGCCGCAGACACGGCGGTCGGATTAACAAGCGCATGCACCGGCTTGATCGCAGCGGCTGCGGCAATCGCATCAACAGCGGCATCAATCCCCACGACGACACCGCCCGGACTATCGCCCTCTATGACAATCGCCGTGACGTCATCATCTGCAGACAACGCCGCCAGTGTTTCGACAAGGCCGTGGTAAGTTGTCCAACCCATGTAGCGCTCGAATTGAAAGTTGTTTGCCGTCAGCAGCCCGCGCACCGGAACGATCGCGACCCCTTGCTGCACGACGTAGCGATCACTTGGGTCGATGTCTTGCGCAGTGATTGCCGCGCTAAACCCGTCCGGCACCGTAGCTGCCAGCAATGGCATGGCCGTTGTCTCGCAAAGAGCGGTCGCGCCGCCGCCTAATAGTGCTGCAATTGTTGGGTTGCTCATGTGTCGGCCCCTTTGCCTTTTGTTGTGTCGGTTGGGATTTCGTCGCGCGTCATGTTTGACGGCGGATAAAGTAGATCCCCATTTGGTGCCTTTGGCAGACGCCCGCGCGTTCGTGCCTCGTTTGGCGTCATAAACGGCCCGCCAACGGCAACTTTCAAAGCCCCGTAAAGCTCCACCGTTGTTGGCTCCAAAAGCGTCGAAAAGTCGTGCCGGAAAAACAAACCGCTTTCGCGTTCCTTGCGCGTTAGCAGGCATTGATCATACTGCGGAGAAATCAAACTCTGCCAATGCATCAAACAGTCGGTCAGATAGTCGATCGCCTGTTGTTGGCCGTTTGCCTTCACGCCGTTTTCTAACATCTGCAGCTTTGACGGCGGCATCCGGTAGATGCCCGCGATCATTTCGCGATCAAACTTTCGGCTCGATAGCAACTCCTGGTCTGCCGCTGACAGGTCAAGTTTGATGATTTCTTCGCCAGCATTGATCACCGGAAAGCTTCCATCGAGCGGATTAGAAAGCGATGCCTTGATCCGTACCGCTTGCCGCGATCGCGCGTCCGCGTCTTCATACTCGTCGCTTAACCTGATCGCCGCCTTGGTCGTTCCACCTGACGCCGTGCGCGCCGCCGCCTCTTGGCCAGCCAACGCAAGCGCTGTGCTTTCCGACGCCACCTGCAATGGCGATCGATGCGACCACCCATCCAGCGCCAAATAGCGCATGTGAACCATCGAGCGATTGCGCGCCCGGCGGTATTGGCCTGCCCCATCTTCAAAATCGTAAAACCGATCGCGCCCCGATCGCAATACGCTCACAGCGTCCGGCAAAAGCGTGTCGATCAATTCTAATTCGCCGCCGCCATCACGCGGCGCAAAGGCATAACTGACACCGCGCAAGGCAAACGAATAAACCATTGCAAAGCGCGCCACAGACGCCGGCACACCCGCCGACGCCTCGACGTTCATCAGATAGATTGCAGGGTGACCAAAGACCTGCGTTTCTGTGCCGTCATTTGCCCGCTGCCAGAGTTGCAAAGGCACCTTGGAATGATCGCCCGCAATGTTGTTGCAGCACGCAAAAACCGTCGCGTGACGTTCTGCAGTTGTTGGCGTGACTCGGGGCAATGACTTCACCCGCGATTGCGCGCCGCCGCCAAACCCCAAATCTTGCAACCAAGGTGCAGGTGCTGCCGTGCCTGACGTTTCGCCAGACACCGCCATGATTGCAGGCGGATCGATGCGCGCTACAAAATCCGCTTGCTCCTTTGCCGCCGCACCGCGACCAAATAAATTGCCTAGACCGATCATACCGCCGCCGCCTCCATAGCCTTGCTTTTTTGCTCGTTTGTCTCGGCGCGACCTAGCGCCATGATCGCCGCGACCGCCGCATCGATCCTGCCCGTCGATTTCTTTTTGTTCGGTTTCACGTTTTCCGCCGCGTCTTCATCGCGGTGCACGTTGCCGACTTGCCACGCGAGAACCGGATTCCCACCATGACGGATGCGGCCCTGTGCGACCTTTTCTTCAAACCGCTTCATCGGGTTCGACATCGATGCAAACCCCTGCCGGTGCTCGACCAGCGGAAAGCGTTTCTTGTCCAACTTGTCGGCGAGGTATTTCATGCCCCACGGATCATAGGCGACCTCTTGCAGATCAAATCGCGCCCTGATCCATTCCAAGCGGTTCTCGATTTCAAGCTCGTCGATCACCCCGCCCGAGTGAACTTCCAACCAGCCCGCATCGCGCCATCCGACAAACTCGCGTTTTTCGGTTTGCGCCCGTTGGATAAACCCCTTTGGGCCTTCGGGCAGGAACGTGTAAGCGATCAAATAGATCACGCCGTCGACAGGAACCGCGACCACGATCGCAGTCGTGTCGACCTTGTTAGACAAATCCAGACCGACCCACGCTTTGCGACCAAACAGCTTCGCCGGATCAAAGGGTGCAGCCATCAAGCCGCCGTCCCAAACGTCGCGCGATATCCAGCTTTCCGCGCCTTCCGTCCAAAGGTTCAGGTGAAACCGTCGAAAGTTTGGCATTTGCCCGGCGATTGCGAGCGCCTTATCCGCCGCCGCTTGCAGTCGATCAACGGGCTTGCTCACCCCAAGGTTAGGATTGCCCATTGCCCAGGCGACCGGATCGGTCGGATCGCAGTCCATCGGCGGCTCTGCGACGTATCCGAAAAACCGATCGTCAAGAACATCACCGCGCAACACGCTTTCCGCATAGGTTCGCAGCTCACCGCAAAGAGATCCGCGATCGTGGCCCGCCGTCGTGATCACCCAATCGATAGGCTGCGCCCGTGCGATCATGCTTTCCGTCAGCGTTTCCGCAAGCTCGCGATCATTCCAACGGTGCATTTCGTCGCGCGCCAAGAATGATGGGTTGATCCCATCCGACGAATTGCCGTCACGACTGACCGATTT